GCATTTGATTCTTCCAATTTATTTAAAAAATAATATGGTATTTCATTATCAATAAGTGAACTTACAGAAATGTTATTAAGTGAATTTGTATTTATTGCGGATTTTATTATCTTTTCATTTATTTGGTTTGATAAGTTAGATTTATCTAATATACCAGAGTTGAAAGATTTACAGATGACATATCTCTCTCCCTTTGTGACATTGCTTATTATTGGTTTAACTAGATAAATTTTATCATAAAGTGCAGACAATATAAATAATATATCTATTATTGACTTATAAAATATGTTGTCTATTTTAATAACACACGTGCCTTGATTTGTTTGATACTTTATAACTATCATTAAAACTAACAACATATTTGTAATATATTTTTTTGTGTTAATATATTCGTGTGCTTCAAATTCGCATATAATTAGGTCTAATTTATTTTCATAATTGTTAGTTATAAACATATTATATAGCCGTTCAAAATTAAAGTCTTCGCATAGAATATTATCATCTTTATCTTCTCTTATCATATTTAACAAGTAATTTGTTGATGCATTATTTGGTGTCAAATGAGCTATATTGATTTTATTTTTTAATGAAAAAGTGTCATTCATATTTAATAATTGAAATACTTCCATTAATTCAAAGAATATACTTGATTCTGGTTTTACTTTGCTTACGGATATTACTGAACCTGGAACATTCGTATGGATAAACTCAAATGGATTTACTATTTTATTAATATATTCTAGGGTAACTTCGCTATCTGACACATTTAAATTGTCTTCAAGTTTAAATAATTGACTGTATACGTCATTCAAATAAAAAATTAAACTATATGATAAATATGGTTTTATTTTTTCATTTGTTAGTTGTAAGTTGATATGTATATTAAAATTATTTTTTGGTATTATATAATAATTCATTTAACTATAATATAATAAACAATAATATTTATATCTTTTTTTAGATGATTATTAAACTTAATCAACTATATCAAAATCTACTGCTTTCTTTTTACGAGTTGTCTTTTTTTTGGGAATATTATCTGTTACTTCTTTCACTTCTTCTACTCCTTCTACTCCTTCTACTCCTTCTTTTATTTCCAATAAGTTTACTTCTGCCTTTTTGGTTCTCGTTTTCTTAACGACTGGTTTTACTTCTTCCAATGCTTCGGTCGCATCTTGTAACTTTAATTTTTCTCGCAATTTCTTTGCCCTTGGTTTCAAAATTTCTTCTGCCTCCTTAACAGCCTCACGAGCAAGCATAGTTCCTGCATCTTCAAATGCGATTTCATCCGGTAACTGGTCCAATAAGATTTTTGTCAATTTTTCAGCATTTCTAGTTGAAATCTTTTTGTAAATAAAGAAACGATTTAAGAACGATATTTCCTTTTCATAATCTTTCATATATACCGCGTCTTTATAGTCAGTTGCTTTTTTGGGATACTTTTCAATCTCATTCATCATTGAATTATACAATTCAGAAAACATACCACTGCCTTCTGGTAACCCCATTTGTTTGGCTTCAGTTCTACTGACAAGTGAGAAACCATATTTATCCATTGTACTTGTCAAGAAATCATAATTTACCAAATATTCTGGAAGTGTTTGGTTAATGGAATCTTGATATACATCAATTGTATAACCCAAACATGTTTCATTATCTTCAAATGTAGTGGCATCATATTTTTTTGTAACTGACCATACTTTCTTATCATCAACATATATATCTTTGGTCTCTCCTTCTTCCTTCTTTTTAAGCATATTAAATATAGTTCTACCGTCATAGCAAGTAGCGATAAAGTATCCGTTTAATTTGGTGCATTCAGCAATATTTCGAATGAAATTGTAAAATGTCCTTTTATCTTTAAACATATAGTGGATTGCGAATTGACACGATGATACGTCAAACCCATTATGCCCTTTTCCGTGTTGTCTGGCGACAGCTGGTCCTAGACTTTTATTTACGCCGCTAGAACCAAACACGGATTTTGTGATTTCATTGGCTTTATCATTAAACATATTTGTGCCACTTCTGATATTTAAAGAGCTATTGCCATTTACAAATAAAGCATATGGCATTGCTTTAGTAGTTTTTTTGAAGTTTAAATATCTGGCACAAGCACCATTTAAACGATTTTCAATGTTATCTGCTGAAATATCTATTCCAAATACAAATGATAAATCGGCTCCAATCCATTTGGGTAAATCTCCTGCTTTACCGCAAGCAAAATCTATCAAAATATTTCCCTTTCTAGTAACACCCTGGATTAACGCCTTTTTAACGAATAAATTATGAAAATCTCTCATTCTCTGTGTTAATTTATCAGTTGTTATACTGTTGTAATAAACATCATCAGATACTTCTGTTCCAGGAATATCTTGCCCAGTTCCAATCATTTTTTCAGTTACTGGGTTATGAATTGAATTCCAGTTATTATTTGCAGTATTGTAATCGTTTGCTCCAACACCTATATTCGCTCTTAGTTCAGCTGTTTTATCGTATCTTACTCGCATAGGTATCCATTTCCACATTCCTGGTTTCGACATATCGTATCTAAATTCAACTACAGTTTGGTCTTCAAATACATCACGTTCTTCAGTGAACATCTTGTATGAACCATTTTTATCAAGTTCTAACATCACATTACATAACCCAGCCAAAGGGTCATATGGATTAGATGGAAAGAATTGTTTAGGCTTGTAACCTTCTTCATTGTCCATATCTTTAGGATTTGAAAATTTATCGTCCAATAAGTCTTGACAAGGATTGATATATCCGTGTCTTGAAGAATCAAAGCCAACAGCTAAAACCAATGTTTTATATTGGTTATATTGGGTTGACTCATAATTGTTAACTCCATTTTCAAATATAGGAGTAACAACATCAGAACCGTCTGGTCCCTTCTTTGTTACAACAAGAAAGTCGATTGTATTATAACTGTGAGGAAATGTTTGAGTTGCTTCCGACGGCTTCCACTTAAAACAATATTGCCAGGTTACCTTTTTCTTAGGTCCAGCTTCCAAGAATTTATTGCTTCCAACACCTAAAAGAGTGGGTGTAAAGATTAATCCATCAATTTCATAATCAAATAAATTATCGGCAATTCTTCTTAGCAAATAATTATTAGCTTCAAATATATTGTAAATTGAAGGTGTGCTTTTTGGTTCCGAATTGTCAAATGAAGGATAAAACTGTTTTGAAATGATTTTAATTGGACTGATATTTTCTTGTTTATATTTTGATGGTGCTACTTTATATTTTGATAACATAGCAACCATCCTATTTGGAGCTGGCATAGTAGATGATGCGCTTACTATAATACTAGCTGGATTAAGTATTTTTATGAATTCCTTTAAAATTGGAAGACGACATCCTTCTGTAAAATATTTTTCATCTTTGTTTTGGGTTTGCACAAATGGTCTAGCTCTTACATCCAGATTATTAAGATAATAAATATCAAATGCAGCAAAGGTGTTGATAAATTGGTTCTTTTTATTATGTAAAATTAATTCTCCATCTATCAAAGAATTAAAACATTTTTCTTCTGTTGTTTTTGCTCCTGTAAATATAACATTCATATTCATATTAATCAAATATATTTTACCGGTTTGATTTACGTAAAGTAAATGTCTATCACCATCAGCCTTATCAGTAACACAATAAGCAAAGGGTTCTGTAATATTTGGAACGATTACATCTGGGCTCAAAGGCGCAATATTTTGTAGTCCAAGGGTTACTAAGCTGGGACCTATAAAATCGCTAGGATATATGCGTTCTTTTTGAACATATGTTTCGCCTTTTGTAATATGTTCTTGTTCAAATAATAATTTATGATAATTTTGCAGAACTTCTTTTTGTTCAGGATATGAAATAGGGAAATTGGTTTTTTGTAGACCACACAATACACTTTTAATTACTGTTTGTAAATTATTGGATATTTCTTCTGGAGTTTTCAAAATATGTCTAGCAGTCGACAATGCTTCAACCTCGATTTCATAGGTTTCTGGATTTTGAAATACATTAGATTCATCAACATTGAATGTCTGGATTAACCATCCTCTTTCATTTTTACTGGAAGACCTCACAATACTCAAGTCAATTTGAAACGGTAAAGACGCATTTGATTTACCGGGGTGTGTAAACGAAACACGATTAATGTATCTGAAAACCTTCTTGGACCTATTCCAGTTACCAAATATTTCCATTCCTATTTTGCCTGTTTTGCTGATTGTTTCTTCATTTTTTATGGTTACTCTAAAATTAAAATCATCAAAGTCGGCGCTTTGAATAACATCTGAATAGTCTTTTTTATCAGGCTTTATTTCATCTTTTATTTCAGTCTTCATTTCACCATTTATTTCATCAAATACATCGATATTTTCATCTTGTTCTCTGAATTCATTATCTTTAATTTCTTTCACCTTTCGCACATCTAATTTTCTTAATATTTTTACATTATTAGGAGATTTATCGTTAACCACAGTTAAACTATTTGTTCTGCAGTATTCTTGAATATTAGTTAGACCAATAATTTCAATACGAAAACGTTCAAAATCACTAGAAGTTTTAAATTGTCCGGTTTTTGCGTCTAAAAACTCTGGTTGGATTTTTAGACTATAAGTTCCCAATTCATTGTCAGAAACATAACCAAGTGATTTTAGTTTTTTAACAACATTATCATAGTCTAATTTAGTAATAGGTTTTATGCCTCTTGTTCCAAACTTGGCTTCCAATTCATATTCATTATATTTTCCGTTTAAATTATCCAAAAAGAATTTCGATATGATATTTAATTGAGGTTTTGGAGGTAATTTTGGTCTATCATCTCTGCCTCTTATTTGTCTATCTTTTGTTTGTATATCTCTTCTTGATTTTTCAAGAGGTGCCATGTTTTCGGTAGGTTTACTCATTTCTATATATATATCTACACATATTTTTATATTCTTATTCAATTTTTTTTAATAGTTTAAAACTAAAAGCTCATAAATATCTTTTTTTGTCTTTTTCTTTTTATCTACACTTTGTTCAATATTTATATTTAATTTTTTACATAAATCTGTTAGTTCGTCTAATTTATAAGAACCCATTGATTTTAATGTAGAATCAATACCAGGCATTTTATAATATGTTTCTCTATATTTTTGTAAAATATCGGATGTAGTGTTTAATTCAATATGATGTTCATATGTTTGATTATTTCTATGCACAATATTTACTGGATGCTTATCATCAATGTCTACACAAGTAATTTCAAATATTTTACGCTTATCAACTAACAAAATATTAATATTTTCAAGAACACAAAGAGCAAAAAAAGTCTTAATCGAAATTCTTTCTTTATTTGCTAAATCATCTTCTAATTCTGTAAATGGTTTTATTTTATGTATTTTTAAAATATCTTTGTTCTTTCTTATGAGGTCAATGTATTTAAATTTCTCAGTTTTCTCGACTGTAAAATATTGGTTGTTTATTTCCATTTCATAATTGGAGTATCCGTGCTTTAAAATATAAAAACACCAAAATAACGAATCTTTCTGTTTAGGTCTGTATATACTGTCTATAGCCTTCTTTTCTGTATTGCATTTTTTGTTTTTATCTTTGTCTCTAGTATAACCATGTATATTTTTTAGAGATGACTTTGGTTTTAGGTCTATTTGGATCATATGTTTAGTATATCTAGTTAAATTTTTAGATGTAAACATATAATCTTGTATACTGGATATAAGACTAGTAATATTTTCTTTTTGACTTGAGTTCATTTGTTAATACATATTATATAGTTGTATCTTTATTATCTTTTAAAAAATATGTATTTTTATATTTCTCCTTTTCCTGTTCAAAATTAATTAAATATGATTCTTGAGTGTTGACATATTTTATATATACCATTAATTCATTAAGCACCGAATCATTTAGCTCACTTAAATTAATATGAATGCCATATTTATTTTCGTTAATTATTACCTCTTTATTCTTTGTTAAAACTCTCAAAACCTCTATTTGATTAAATTTAGTCATATTTTCTATTTGCTCTCTAATATAATTAAGTTTAGTATAATCATAATAATCTTTTTGGTTCATTAAGTTATATTATTGATTTTGCTTTAAATAAAAATAACTAAATATACTTATTAAAATAATAAATAAAAAAAATAATAACAATAATAACGATAATAACGATAATAACGATAATAACAATATTTAAACACCATCTAAAACTAATCTAGGCTTAAACTCCTTTTTACCCTCTTTAGCTTGTGGAACTAATTCTGCAATAATGGATACATATTTATCATTTAATTCAAAACGTTGTGCTATAACTCGTGCAACAAATCTTTCATTTTCTTCAATTGAATTGAAATAATCACTTGCGAAATAATGGTCTCTTGCTACAAATAGAACGAATGGACTTGGCTGTTCATCCATGCTCTCGGCACGAATACCGGCCTTTGTGATATTTCTCGCAATACAATTTAGGTTCATACCTGAAACAGGATAACAAACTTCACAATTAAATACAACATCAAATAATATATTATTTCCTTTAACAATTCCACTGGAGAATGTGATAACTTTAATAGAGCCCGGTTTAACATATCCTTCAACGATACATTTTCCTCCAACCATTTTAGTGATAGTAGTTTCCAACGTTTGCTGTAAATTCTTACCTATAGCAGTAATCGGTAAAATGATATTTTTAGTGATTTGACAAGGGCTATAAACTCCCCTTGTATCTTTTTGTCTATACTTAGATTTAGAGGTTTTAACAACAGGTTCCATTATATAATTAATATATATTTATTCTTTTAATTATTTTTCAATTTTATTATTTAGTAAAATTAAAAAATAATTGTCTATGTATCAAAATTTATTGTTTCTATTTTTTACCCTTTTCCTTCTTTTCAAACTCGTTAATAATTGCGGTTTCCGTGTCTAGAAACCATGTTTTATTATCAAGGTGCTGATGTTGAAAACTTCTTAACGTAAATTCTTGTCTTACACATAATTCGTATGCCCCATCTTTAGTAACTTTTGAAGCATATTTGTCATCTATTTCGATACTGTTTAATATGTCTATTATATTCTCTTTACCAGATTGGTCGCAACGGAAACCGGTGCTGCGTTCATTTTCTGTATTCTTTACTTTATACACCATAAATTTTCTGTTATTTTCAAATCCTATAAATCCTACATATTGGCTTAGATTAGTTTTTAAACGGTATTTCTTTAATATTGCATCTTGTAAATCTTTCTTGTCTTCTGGACTAGCTGGTTTCCAATTATTATCATCTAAAATATAAATATTTAAATTATCTATTCGCGATGAACCATCAAACATTACTATTCCCGTTAAACCCTTTGCTACTATTAATTTTGATAACAAGTATTTTTTCATTTTTCCGAACAGTCTTTTTATTCTTTCGTTTTCCAGGGTTTTCTCTAAATTTTCATTAGAATATATGTAATTTAATATATCCACCTTCTCATTTATCATTAAACTATCTACTATATGTTCTATCAAAAATTGTTCTAAAATCTCCAGACGCTGTTGTTCTGACTCTGCTGGAACTAGTTTATCTTCCTTTGCCATTTTTCTAATTATAACACCACAATGTTCATACCAATTCTTGTTGCCCTTTTTAACTTTTGTAGTTTCCAATGCCAAATTATAATTTTCAAACATCATATCCAACACTTTCTTGCCTTCTAAAACCACATTTGCATCTATTTCCTCCACTAATACTTTTTCTCCTATATTACGTTTGTCTATCACCGGTTTAGCTATATTTGACTTAATTTCGAATTTTATCATATTATGCTTGTAATCAATCGGCACTGACCTATCATATATTGAAATATTCTTATAATTCAATTCACTCGGTTGGAACAAATAATAGTCACCTATATTTACTAAATAACCCGTTCTACCATATTTGTCCGTTATATATTCTGTATTATCTGTAATTATTTGTGTTAATGCTGCATATATTTGGCTTGTCGGATATTTTTTTGGTATATTTATTCTATTTAACAAATCACTCTTTTTATAAAAATAACTCATCTTCATTAACGTTTTCACCTTTTGAATTATTTTATCTGAGTTTATAAGCATAAACGTCTCGTTATAAGTGTCTGTATTTTCAACTAAATCCTTTAACTTTATTTTTTGGTTTGGTTCTGTTAAACAATCAAATTCACATTTCATAAAATCACACGCTACCGAATCGTCTAAGTCTCCTATTTCCTGGTGTATTTTTTGATGGTCTGATAATATTTGTTTAATATTTTTATTTTCTTCAATCTTATTGAATTCTGTAGGCACAAACTCAGTTTGGTCGTGATTTATTATACAATCTACCGAGGTTTGTTTTAGTAATCTTGTAACTTTTCCTATCTTTACTGCTTTTAATTCTGAAACGCGATATACATATAAATCCGCTGCTTCCTCTTTAGCATTTTGCAACATTGTTCCATACAAAAATATCTGGACATTTCTTTTTTCAAAGGGTAAATCCTTGTGTGAAAAATTACGCACAGCTCTTCCTATAATTTGTTCAATTCTGTTTACGTTATACCACGGCTCCATTATATGAATTT